TTGAAACAAGAATGAATCGATGAGTGATTATGAATGGTATGAAACACCCTATGGAAAATTCAGAGTTGAACAAAAACGATTTGGAACGTGGACTAGCTATGGTGAGGATGGCACGCCTCTTATCACAGGACTCACGAGGGAAGTTGTTATGGCAGGAACGAAATTCTACCTGGAAGGTGTCGCTACCAACTGGGAAAACTGCATCTCTTCCAAGCAATTCGAAGGAACTGTTGGGGGTAAACTATGAACGAAACCAATAAGATTCTTGCTGAAATACAAGCAAAGAATATTGCATCCCTTCTAAATGGTAAATTGTCACACTGGGTGGTGACTGATAGATCTGATAAAGTCATTCGTAAAATTGTAATTGAGTATGAAACTAGCTTTGATAACAGATTGTCATCTTGACGGACGCAAAGGTTCTCTAGCGTTCTGGGAATATTTTCAAAAGTTCTACGATGAAGTATTTTTTCCTGCGCTTGAAGAACATGGTGTCACCACAGTTATTGATCTTGGTGACACTTTTGATAACCGAAAGTCTATGGACTTTAATACTTTTCACAGAGTTAAAACAAATTATTTTGAAAGACTGAAAGATTACAAAGTACATATGATTCTTGGTAATCACTGCACTTATTACAAGAACACCAATCGTATCAATTCACCCGAACTTCTTCTTGAGCAGTATGACAACATCTCAATCTACTCAGAACCAAAGCACATCAAACTCGGAAGTAAAAAGTTCCTCATGCTTCCTTGGATCAATAAAGAAAATCAAGACGAAGTGTTTGAATTACTTGAAACAAGCGAAGCAGACATTTGTTGCGGCCATCTTGAACTCAATGGATTTGAGGTAACACCTGGCATGAAGATGGACCACGGCATGGATGCTAATTTGTTCCATCGTTTCAAACGTGTTTGGTCTGGACATTTCCACCACAAATCAAAGATTGGTAATGTTCAGTATCTTGGTAACCCTTATCAGATGTATTGGAATGATTATAAGGACACTCGTGGATTCCATATCTACGATACTGAAAGTGATAACCTTGGGTATATCAAGAACCCGTTTGAAATCTTTGACAAAATCTTCTATGACGACACCAGTGTGGATTACAACAAACAAGATGTGTCTAGTTATAAAGACAAGTACATCAAGATCGTCGTCAACGAAAAGCGAGACTACCAAATGTTTGAAACACTGGTTGATCGTCTTTACAACGTAGGTGTTCACGATGTCAAGATTGTTGAAACATTAGTTGAAGAAGATACTGCTGATATTGAAATCTCTTCAAAGGATACACTAACTCTACTCAACGAATATATTGATGAGGTAGAGATGTCCGTAGATAAATCAGATCTAAAGGGTTTGATGAGAACTCTATATATTGAAAGTTGTAACGTTGCCTAGCATGTACATCGTAACCCTAGAAGATCACCCTGATGGTGTATACTCTGTCTTTGATGAAGAAGAGGAAAGGGTTATTCCTATCTTTGAGGAAGAAGATGATGCAGATAGATACCTGATGATGTTATCGGATGATGAAGATTATCCACCTATGCAGATTGTAGAAATTGAAGATCATGTTATAATTACAGCATGTCAAGAGCGAGGACAAAAGTTCTCTATTATTACGTCTGACGATTTTTTGATCCCACCTGATGATTTAGAATGATTATTTTTAAAAAGATCAAATGGAAGAACTTCCTTTCTACTGGGAATGTCTTTAGTGAAGTTGATTTACAAGCAGCAAAAACTAATTTGATTGTTGGATCAAACGGAGCAGGTAAGAGCACTATTTTGGATGCTCTTACCTTTTCTTTGTTTGGTAAACCATTTCGTAAGATCAACAAGCCTATGCTTGTGAATAGTATCAACGAAAAGGAATGTTTGACTGAAGTTGAATTTTCTATTGGACGCCAAGATTATAAAGTAGTTCGTGGTATCAAACCAAACAAGTTTGAAATCTACTGCAACAATTCTCTTTGGAATCAAGAAGCATCTGCTGTAGATCAGCAGAAAAATTTTGAGCAGAATGTTCTCAAGATGAATTACAAATCATTTACACAGATTGTAGTTCTTGGATCTTCAACCTTTGTTCCTTTCATGCGTTTGCCTCTAGCACAACGTCGTGAAATTATTGAAGACATTCTTGACATTCAAGTATTTTCTACTATGAATGTTCTTCTCAAGGATAAGGTTCGTGATAACAACGAGCAGATAAAAACACTTGATTATCAATTGCATCTTCTAGAAGAAAAGATTGATCTCCAGAAAAAGTATATGCTTGAACTGGAGAAGAAGAATAAGGAAGAGATCACTCGCAAGGAGAATAAGATTTCTGAATTGTTGCAGGATGAAAACAATAAACATGAAGAAGTTGCTCGCTTGACTTCTGAAGTTGAAAAACATTCTAAAGATATGGAAGTGCTATCAAATTCTTCTGGTAAGTTGAAGAAGTTAAACACTTTTCTATTCAAAATCCAATCAAAACTTTCTTCCTGTCAGAAAGAACACTCTTTCTTTACTGACAATCATGTGTGTCCTACATGCACGCAAGACTTGAATGAAGAATTTAGACAAAGTAAGATTGCTGAAGGTGAAGGTGAATTAAATAATCTGCAGACAGGATTGCAAGATCTGCTTGATGCCATTTCTAAAGAGGAAGAAAGAGAAAATGAATTCTCAAGACTATCGCAAATTGTACTTGGCATCAACGCTTCTATTGCTCAAGCGAATTATCAGATTACTTCCATACGAAAAGGAATCTGTGATATAGAGAAAGAGATCAAAGAACTAGAAGGAGTCAATCCTGATAAGAAGGCAGAGTTCGTAAAGCTTGAGGGACTTGTTACAGAAAAAAAAGATTTCGGCAAGACCTTTGCAGAATACAAGAAGGATCGTGATACACTATTGGTGGCATCGCAGTTGTTGAAAGACAACGGGATCAAGACAAGGATCATCAAGACCTATCTCCCAGCGATGAACCAACTCATCAATCAGTATCTTCAACGTATGGACTTTTATGTCAATTTTACGTTGAATGAGAACTTTGAGGAGATTATTAAATCTAGATACCGTGATGTATTCTCTTATGATAGTTTCAGCGAAGGTGAGAAAGCTAGAATTGATATTGCTCTTTTGCTTACTTGGCGAAGTATTGCTAAGCTCAAGAATAGCGTGGATACTAATCTTTTGATTCTTGATGAGATCTTTGATAGTTCTCTAGATCAACAAGGTGGTATGGATCTGAGTTGGATTCTCCGTAACTTTGATGACAAATCAAATGTCTATGTCATCAGTCATCGTGAGAATCTTGATGGTAAGTTTGATAGAACTCTTACAGCAGTAAAGGAAAAGAACTTTTCTGTTATCCAAGAGACAGTTTCGGAACTGGACTAGGGGTGCCTTCGGGCACCCTTTTTTTGTATATACTGGTTGCATCAACGCAAGAGACGCCATGCTGACCCAGGAGATCAAGGGTAACCTCGCCCGACTACTCGCTACCGAGAACCTCATCGTAGAGCACCGCAAGGTCCCTACAGCATCGTTTGATGTGGATCGCCGTGTGCTTACCCTACCTAACTGGGATCGTGCTTCTGGGGTCGTATACGACCTTCTGGTAGGGCATGAAACGGCCCACGCAATCTTCACCCCGAATGAAGACTGGACTGCTAAGCACGACTGCCCTCAAGACTTCATTAACGTGATCGAGGATGCACGTATTGAAAAGTTGATGAAACGTAAGTATCCTGGTCTGCGTAAGTCTTTTTCTGGTGGTTATAAAGAACTGAATGATCAAGACTTCTTTGGTATTGCTGGTGAAGACTTTTCTACCTTTAGTTTGATTGATCGCATCAACCTACACTTCAAGATTGGTGCTGCTGCTATGATTCCTTTCTCTATTGAGGAGAAAGTGTTTGTTGCTCGCACCGATCTCGCTGAAACCTTTGATGAGGTTTGTCAGATTGCTGTTGATGTTTATAACTTCAGCAAGAATGAGAAGCAGCAGGAGCAAGCACCAGAAGAAATGCCCGCCAATCAAACCACTCAAGGTGGGGGTGGTTCCACTCAAGAAGGGGGTGAGCAGGAAGAGAATGCCAACGAGAATGCCAACGAAGGAAATAATGCCAACGAAAGCAATCCTGTTGGCAATCAATCTTCACAGCAGCAAGAAGGAGGTGAAGAGATGGGAGATGATGCTGGTGAAGAAGGTTCTCGCACTCAAGACAACTTTGATAAAGCAGCAGAGCAACTGACTAATCGCTTTGCTAACAATCCTGTGTATATTGAGATCCCTGATAGTGTAGATCTCCCTGCATATATTGCTGATTGGACTGAGGTTCATGATTGGATTGATGAGTTTCGTGAAAATTGGATTGCTGATGGGGGTGACATCAAGCGTGATGATCGCTATGATGAAGTAGATAAATCCTATAAAGAGTTTCGTAAGCAATCTCAAAAGGAAGTAAATTATCTGGTGAAAGAGTTTGAGTGTCGTAAGTCTGCCGATGCCTATGCTCGTGCAGGTCAATCTAAAACAGGTGTCCTTGATACTACTAAGCTTCATACTTACAAGTACAACGATGACATCTTCAAAAAAGTAACTGTTCTTCCTGATGGTAAAAATCATGGTCTGTTGTTTCTGCTTGATTGGTCTTGTTCTATGCAACGTGAGATCTTGGCAACTGTCAAACAACTCTTGAACTTGACTGCTTTCTGTAAGAAGGTTCAGATTCCGTTTGAGGTATATGCATTCACTAATGAGTTCTATGCTGTACGACGTGCGAAGCAAGGTAAGTCTCCGTATATTTCTAACGAAGAATACTTTGAGCGTAATGGTTGTGTAGCAGGTGAAGTCTATCTTCCCAAAGGTATGTTTCATTTGATGAACTTTGTTTCTTCGCGTTCTAATAGCAAAGACTACGAGCGTATGTGTCTCAACCTTTTTCGTGAAGCGTATATCTACGTTTGTCATGCTGGTTATCCTACCACTAATGGTATCGGTCTTTCTGGTACTCCTCTAAACGAAGGTATTGTCATGCTGAACTATCTGATTCCAGACTTCCAGAAGAACAACGATCTCCAGAAGGTGAATGTCTGCATCCTGACTGATGGTGAAGCTTGTCAGTCTTCCTATGGTCGTAAGTTCTACAACGAACATAAGGATGAATACTATGTTCGTCCTCGTCGTCTTGATGATGACATTTGCTTACGCGATCGTAAGACTGGTCGCGTTTATACTAAGTTTGAAGGTTGGGAGTGTAACACCAATATCTTTATCCAGCAATTACGTGATCGCAATCCTGCCGTAAATGTTCTTGGTTTTCGTATTATGGGTGGTAGCGGTCTTTCTGGTTTTGTGAATGCATATGCTGACCTCTCGCGTTATGCTGAGGTTCAGAAGCAATGGAAGAAAGAAAAGTCTGCTATCATTCCTAATCCTAAGAGCTATACTGCTTTGTATGCGATCAACAACAACGCCCTTGACGATGAAGTTGAGTTTGAAGTAGAATCTGGTGCTAAGAAAACTGACATTACTAAAGCGTTCAAAAAGATGCTGGGTTCTAAATCTGCTAACAAGAAACTGTTAAATTCTTTTGTGGAGCACGTTGCCTGACCACTTTGCAAACTGTCCTCAAGGGGGTCGCCTGACCCCTTCTCTGCCCTATACTACTTACATCAACGAAATGACCTCCATGCCTCGCACTTCTGACGTTACTACCGAGCAACTGACTGCTTTCTTGTCCGAGAACTTTGGCAACGATATCACTACGCCTATGGTTCAAGCTGCTTGCAATAGTCTTGGTATTACTTATGCTACTGCTACTAAGCGTCTGCGTGATTTCTATGTGAAGCGTGGCACTTGGAACTTGACTGTTCAAGAACGTCTGGAACAAACTTACAAAGCTCCTGCTGCTGCCCCTGCTGTTGCTGTTACCGCTCAGGAACATTTGAACCTTGTTCCTTCTAAAGATGATACTTTCGTCCCGTTCGGGAACTTTTCTGATGTAAAGAAGATCATCCAGTCTGGTATCTTCTACCCAACTTTCATTACTGGTTTGTCTGGTAATGGCAAAACTCTTTCTGTTGAACAAGCATGTGCTGCTCTAAATAAAGAGTTGATTCGTGTAAATATCACTATTGAAACCGACGAAGACGATCTTATTGGTGGGTTCCGTCTTATTAATGGTGAAACTGTTTGGCATAATGGTCCTGTCATCGAAGCTCTGGAACGTGGAGCTGTGCTGCTTCTAGATGAAGTAGACTTGGCATCCAATAAGATCTTGTGTCTGCAATCTATTCTGGAAGGCAAGGGTGTCTTCCTAAAGAAGACTGGTCGTTACGTTCAACCTGCTGCTGGTTTCAACGTGATTGCTACTGCCAACACCAAGGGCAAGGGTAGCGATGATGGTCGCTTCATCGGCACCAATGTTCTCAACGAAGCATTCCTTGAGCGCTTTGCCTTGACTTTTGAGCAGGAGTATCCCACTCCTAAAGTTGAGCAACGCATTCTTGAGGGTGTTGCCCTTGATCATAAAGTTGAAGATCGTGAGTTCTGTGAGAATCTTGCTAACTGGGCTGATATCATTCGCAAGACTTTCAAAGATGGTGGTATTGATGAAGTCATTTCCACTCGCCGCCTCGTGCATATCATTCGTGCATATGCTATCTGGGGTGATCGCATGAAGGCAATCAAGGTTTGCGTCAATCGCTTTGATGATGAGACCAAGCAATCCTTTATTGAATTGTATGACAAGATTGATGCTAACGTAGAAACCAAGGAGGAAGAAAATGTATTCTGATAAACTGCATGGATACGTTGATCATCTTGCCGTTCTACATAGCGGCAAGACCGTCAAGATTCTTGGAACAGAAGGTTCTAAATTGCTCGTAAAAGATCTTGACGGGAACGTCCAAGAATGCTACCATGATAATATTCAACTAATCTGGAATCGCTGAATGAATTACAAATATAATGAAGAAGCAATCCTTGATGAGTTGCGAGGATACATTACAGAAACCTATCGTCAACACTATTCTACTGGTGGAGAAGACGGCATTCAAACTCTTGATTTGATTGCTGCCTGTGGTGATGGAGAGTCTTTCTGTCGTAGCAACATCCTGAAGTACGCTTCTCGCTACGATAAGAAGGGAACTGCCCGCCGTGACATTTTGAAGGTTCTGCATTATGCTGTGCTCCTCCTTCATTTCAACGATCAAAATGCAAACCGTGAAGAGTATCATCGTCCATGAGTAAAGTCGTTCTTTCTAAGAAAACCCTTGATGTCCTCAAAAACTTTTCCACAATCAATTCCTCCATCGTATTCCGCAAAGGAAGCACAGTACGCACTATTAGCAACGCAGAGAACATACTTGCAAAGTTTACAGGTGAAGAAGTATTTCCAGTTGACTTCGCTATTTACGATCTCAGTCAGTTCCTTTCTGGGATCTCTTTGTTTAGCGACCCTCAGCTTGAGTTTGATAACGAAACTTTTGTCAGTATCCGTGGCGGTCGTCAGTCTGCTCGTTATTATTTTTCTGATCCAGAAATCACACTCAAGTCTGCGCCTGAGAAAAATGTAAAGTTCCCTGGTGCTGATATCCAGTTCAGTCTGTCTGGTGAAGATCTGATTCAGTTGCAGAAAGCATCTGCTGTTTATAGTCTTCCTGATCTCTCCTTCCAATCTGTGGAAGGTGAGAATGTAATCAAACTCATCCTTAGTGACAAAGAGAATGATACCAGCAATACTTACGAGCAATCCATTTCTGGTTGCTGTACTGGCACTTATTCACTTGATCTCAAGATTGAAAATATTCGTCTTCTTCCTGGTGACTATACCGTCAAAGTTTCTAAGCACCTTATCTCAGAATGGACGAACACAAACGTTGACTTAACTTACTACATCGCTCTTGAACCCTGATGAAGCACATTCTCTTTACACTCAAAGAAGCAAATTCTCATCTGTTGGATGATGAGAAGTTCGTAAGAGATATTGTGTATGCTGCAGCAGGGAAGTGCAACTCAACTTTGCTTGCGTTGCACTCACACAAGTTTGATCCTCAAGGTGTAACTTGTGTTGCCCTGCTTGCAGAGAGTCATATTAGTATTCATACCTGGCCAGAAAAGCGTATGGCAGTTTGTGATATCTTTACTTGTGGAGATCACACTAAACCTAAGAAGGGTGTAGAATATATGAAATTGATGTTCGATGCTAAGGACATCATCTGTAAATCTTTCAAGCGACCTTTAGAATGAGTAAAAAACCTTTTCTCTGGACGGAAATTCACCGCCCAACCATCGTTGAAGATTGCATCCTCCCTGAGAGCACCAAGCAGGTGTTTCAGGGTTTTGTCAATCAAGGGGAACTCCCTAACCTGCTGCTGACAGGCACCGCAGGGGTCGGTAAGACCACCATCGCCAAGGCTATGTGCGAGGAGATCGGGGCATCCTACATCGTCATCAACGGGTCCGACGAGGGGCGTTTCCTTGACACGGTGCGTAATCGCATCCGCCAGTTCGCTAGCACCGTCTCCCTGACCTCTGGGGCGTCCCACAAGGTCGTCATCATAGATGAGGCAGACAACACCACCAACGACGTGCAACTCTCCTTACGGACCGCTGTGGAGGAGTTCCACAGCAACTGCCGCTTTATCTTTACTTGCAACTTCATCAATAAGATTATTGAACCGTTGCATTCTCGTTGCACGGTTGTTGATTTTCGTATCAAACCAGAGCAAGCAACTCAGTTGCAAGGTGAGTTCTTTACCCGTCTCAAATCTATCCTGACGCATGAGTGTGTTGAGTATGAAGACAAAGTTCTCGCTAAGCTCGTTAAGCGTTATTATCCTGATTGGCGTCGTCTTATCAACGAGTGTCAACGCTATGCTGCCACTGGTAGTATTAGTTCTGCCATCCTTGTTGATGTGGCTGACGTTAATCTTGATACTCTCCTTTCTTCTCTCAAGAAAAAAGAATTCACGAATGTGAAGAACTGGGTTGTACAGCACATGGATAATGATCCAAGTATGGTGATGCGTAAGATCTATGACAGCATCTATGGCGTCATGAAACCTGCTTCTATTCCTGAGGCAGTTCTTATTATCGCTAAGTATATGAAAGATATTAGTGTGGTCCCAGATCAGGAGGTAAATATGCTTGCTTGCCTTACAGAGATTATGATGAGTTGTGAATTCAAATGAAAGAATGTAAGGAAAGATACTGGAATTATCTTATGGGAACAGTTGTAAAGACCACACCAGAAAATGTGGAACAGGCACATCAAGCACTTTTTCATGCTACAATGAATCTGCCACAAGCTGCTGCCTGGTGTGGAATGACGCAGCGTGAGATCAAGCAAACCTTTCGTGAATACCTAAAATATCATGCCCCAAACTTTGAAGTCTCTTAAAACACCTTTGCGTTACCCTGGTGGTAAATCTCGTGCCATTAGTAAACTATTTCAATATATGCCATCTCTGGCAGACTTTAATGAATATCGTGAACCATTCTTGGGTGGTGGTTCCATGGCACTTGAAGTAACTAAGCGTTATCCTGCTCTGGATATTTGGGTAAATGATCTTTACGAACCACTATATAATTTCTGGCGAGTACTTCAAGAAGATGGACAGCGACTCAGAGACGAACTCATTCAACTCAAACAGAGACACATCGACCGATCTTCTGCACGAGTTTTGTTCGGTCAAGCAAAAGAATATCTTTCAGGAAATCCTAGGAATCTTGAAGATTTCCACCGTGCTGTTTCTTTCTATGTCGTTAATAAGTGCAGTTTCTCAGGTCTTACCGAATCCAGTTCTTTCTCGGAGCAAGCAAGTGACAGTAACTTCTCAATCGCAGGTATTGACAGACTACCCATGTACAGCTCCATGATCAAGGATTGGCGTATAACTAACTTATCATACGAGCATCTGCTTACAGATGATAAGGCAGTATTTACTTATCTTGATCCTCCTTACGATATTAAGGATAATCTTTATGGGCGTAAAGGATCTATGCATAAAGGATTTGATCACGATACTTTTGCTGTTGATTGCGATTGTTTCGTTGGTCCTCAACTGATCTCATACAACAGCAGCAACCTCGTCAAAGATCGATTTGACGGGTGGACAGTTGGAGAATTTGCACACACTTACACCATGCGCTCCGTAGGGTCCTATAATACAGATCAAGCGAGCCGCAAGGAACTCGTCCTCACCAACTACGCAACGGTACTGGCAAATGAAGTGTGAAGTTCAACTCTATGTTGCTGGCAAAGTTTTCAAAGAAGAAGTCTATGCGCGTAACTATCAAGAAGCTCGTGAGGTTGCCCTTGCCCGCAATCCTAATGCTAAAATTGTTGGTGTTAATGCAAAGTTCTAATGAAACACTTTCGTATGATGTGGAGACTTTGGTGTAAGGCGCTTGGAGAAAAAGCGTCTAATAATGATTCTGAGGCGGATAAGGTGGCACTTGTCCGCACTTTTATTTTCATCACATATTTGATTACTAATATTGCTATTGTTGCTAACGCTGTGAGACACTGGAATGACGTACCAACTGAAAGACTACCTGTACTCAATCAACCAATCAAAGAAGAACATCCTTGATGACGATCCTGATGCTGAGCGAGGGTATCCTCCTTATATTATTAACCGCTGCCTCTCTTCTTTCACTGATACTATCTTGTTTGCCAATGAACTAAACAAGAATCCTCATCTTCCAAAGAAGATGCAGTATGATTTTTTACTAAATAGTGTGAAACCAAGGAAGCGTTTTTCTCCTTGGGCAAAGAAAGATTCTATTGACTATCTTGATGTAGTAAAAGAGTATTATGGTTATAATGACGATAAAGCTCTCCAAGCACTCAGGATTCTCACCAAGGATCAACTAGATCATATTACCAAGGTATTGAATAAAGGTGGAAGAAAATGAGTGGCGAAACTGAAATCCAGTGGAAACAAACTGATATGGTTGAAGTGGTTCTTGGAGAACCTGATGACTTCCTCAAGGTGAGGGAAACTCTCACCCGTATTGGGGTAGCAAGCAGGAAAGAAAAGAAACTATATCAATCTTGTCACATCTTGCATAAGCAAGGAAAATATTACATAGTTCATTTTAAAGAACTATTTGCTTTAGATGGCAAGAGTACAAATCTTTCTTTGAATGATGTACAGAGAAGAAATAGAATTATCAAACTTCTTTCTGACTGGGGACTCATCTCTATTGTGAATGCAGATTACGTAGATGATCTAGCACCCCTGAATCAAATCAAGGTTCTTGCTTTCAAAGAAAAGGATGAGTGGACTTTAGAAAGTAAGTACAACATCGGAAGAAAGAAAGTAGAGGTTGAGTAAACCGCAATGATTATGGGGGTTTTCACTATCCCATTTTTTTAGTTTATCTTTATAACTATTTGTGTGATGCCAAAAGGGTCACACTAAAACGTCGCTTATTAAAGGACAATGGTAAACATCAATTGGGAACACTATACCCCATATTCAATCGGTTTTAATGAAACATTCAATAGACTTGAAACTCTTGCAGGAGGTGGATCAAACTATCCACCATACAATGTTGTTGACGGAAGTAATGGCAGAACCATACTTGAAGTCGCTCTGGCTGGATTTGCAAGCGAAGATATTGAAGTCGAGACTGAACGAAATGTTCTGACGGTTTCTGCTCGCAAAGCACCAGCAGAAAAAGAAAGGAAATACCATCACAAAGGTATCTCTTGTAGAACATTTTCTCGCAATTGGCAGATGTCAGATGATGTAGAAGTTGAAGATGTCAAGTTTGTTGATGGACTTCTTACTGTCACTCTAGTAAAACAACTGCCAGAAAAACAGAAGCGAAAAAAATGGTTCTAAATAATGATGAAGGGTGCTTGACGGCACCCTTTTTTGATGCTATCCTAGTAAATACCTGAATAAATTTTATCTGAAATGGAAGAAACACTGAAAACAAATCATAATATTCGAGTTGTAAATCTCACTACTGGAGAAAATGTTCTCTGTGTGTTTGGTGAAATTCGCAATCCAGAAAACGAAGATCGTGTTCTTGGATACAAGATGCTGTATCCATTCAAACTCACTCTTGGTGAACCTGCTGATGATGGAACTGTACCTGTACGATATATTCGTTGGTGCCCGTTCAGTCCTACAGAAGAGCATCGTTTGAGCGGTGAGCATATCATTAGCGTTGTCTTCCCAGACAATAGCATTCTTGACAATTTTGTGGAACGTCTGAATTCTATCGGAATCACAAACGAACAAATTTTCTATCCTGAGGAGGAAGCAACTGATGGAGATATCAGCGAATCTGTTGAAGCTGGCGAATGAGTGGATCATCGCTCAGGTAGAAGAGGTTGAGGGTGCCACTTCAATAGGTGACCCTGACTGTATTCTACGTGACCCATATGTGGTAGACTGTGATGGTGGTATTGACCCTTGGCCAATCCACTCTGATGATCGTGAAGTGGTAGTCAGATCTTCTGACATAACTACTATTGTAAACCCAAGCAAGCAATTGCTTTCTCGTTATATTGCATCTATTGAATGAAGTTCTATACAAGTGTAGAGCAAGCAAGCAACCGCTTACTTGTACGTGGTTATGAAAATGGCAATCGTTATAGTGTGCGGGTTCCATTTAACCCCACGCTATACTTGCCGACAAAGAACTATTCTGAATGGAGAACCCTTGAAGGAGATTGTGTAGAACCACATAAATTTGGTTCTATCAACGAAGCACGTGACTTTGTAAAACAATACAAAGAGGTAGAAGACTTTGAGATTTATGGAAACTCTCGTTTCTTGTATCAATTTATTGCTGAAGAACATCCTGAAGAAGAGATCAAGTTCGACAGCAGCAAGATCCGTGTATTTACAATCGATATTGAAACCGCTGCAGAAAACGGATTCCCCGATATTGAATCTGCAGATCAAGAGATCCTTGCCATCAGTATCAAAGACAGCTTCACTGGTCGCATTACTGTGTTCGGTGCGAGAGCATTCAATAACACAGACTCCATGGTGGACTACATGCATTTCCACTCAGAAGAAAGCATGTTGGGAGCATTCCTTGAATACTGGCAAGAAAATTTTCCAGATGTAATTACTGGTTGGAATGTACATTTGTTTGACATGCCGTACATTCACAATCGTATTGATCGCATTCTTGGAGATAGATATGTAAAACTTCTTTCCCCCTGGAAACTAGTATCTCAACGTGAGATCTACATCAAGGGTCGTAAGAACTTTTCTATTGACATGCTTGGTATCTCTACCCTTGATTACTTGGATTTGTATAAGAAGTTTACTTATACAAACCAGGAGTCATATCGTCTTGATCACATTTGTTCTGTTGAACTGGGTGAGAAGAAACTAGATCACTCAGAGTATGATACTTTCAAAGAGTTCTACGACAATGATTGGCAGAAGTTTATTGAGTACAACATTCATGACGTTCGTCTTGTAGATAAACTTGACGACAAGATGAAACTGATTGAACTCGCTTTCACTATGGCATATGATGCTAAGGTGAATTATGAGGATGTATTCAGTCAGGTTCGCATGTGGGATAACTACATCTATTGCGAACTTCTGAAACGTAAGATTGCTATCCCTCCTAAGAAGGAAGCAACTAAGACTGAGAAGTATGCTGGTGCTTATGTTAAAGAACCTATTCCTGGATTCTATGACTGGGTGGTGAGCTTTGACTTGAACTCCCTATACCCTCACCTCATTATGCAATACAACATCTCACCAGAAACTCTGCAAGACAAGAGACATGCTTCTGTTACTGTAGACAAACTCTTGAAGAAAGAGGTTGAGATTGAAGGTGAGTATGCTGTCTGTGCTAACGGCGCACAGTATACAAAAGATAAGCATGGTTTCCTTCCTCAGATGATGAAGAAGATGTACGATTCTCGTGTCATCTTCAAGAAGAAAATGATTGCTGCTAAAAAGGAGTATGAGAAAACTCCTACAGTAGAACTCATGAAAGAGATTGCCCGCTGCAATAACATTCAGATGGCAAAGAAGATCTCTCTCAACTCTGCTTATGGTGCT